GGTGAGGACCCCTGGAAGTGTGAGGTAGTACGGAAGGCGGTCTTCTTGTGCGCTTGAATGTCGTCTCTTGGCCGAAATTATGGCCGACAATTTCGGTCTCGGACAATGCGAGATCTTCAGGAACACCCGTTCTGCAGGTCTGGATACTTGGTGGCGGTCTTGCGTGATCTCTGCCTCAATCCAGTCCCAAAGTTCGGAGGTTCTGCCTGGTCCATCATCGAACCCCGTCGGGGCCTCGGTGGAGACTATGCGCTTAACTTTGTACAGTTCTTCTGTGAACACGGCGCCGGTCGTGCTAACATAGGTTTTGTATGAGTTGAGTTTGAGCCCAAGTTCCTGGATGGTGTCGTAGTATCCACTTTGATGACTACGAGTCCAAGCCGCAACGAAGTCGTCCCCACAGACGGCGGAAACCCTCTCTGCGTGTGGTCCAGCTCTGGCCGCAGCGAACCAATTGACTAGTGACAGGATTGGCCACGTCAGTGGAAGTCCCATAAGGATTCCCATTGTCGTTGCTGGTCCGGCCTCTTCTCCCTTTTCCGGTTCTTCAACCATCCTGCCGATGAGGAGGTTGCCGATCTGGCGATAGAGAGGAGGAATTAAGTCACTCAGCTCGTCGCAAATTCCATCCCAAATAATCCGCGCAACATCGTGTGGGATGTAATCTGAGGCAGCAGTAAGGTCGGCGGACGTAAGGACGAAGTCCTTCCGTCTTCCAAATTTGGCGCAACCCCTCCTTAGGCCCTTAGGAGGAGCTGTTGTACCGCTGAGGCTATGGCTGGCCATAGGAGCATGTCGAAGGAGCCTAAGTAGTAGACCATTGATCCTTTGGCCCGTGACGACGGACCAGGCAGGTGAAATGGTTGCTATTCTGAGTTTGTTTCCTCTTTCTGGGAGGAGAAGGGGTCGCATTGGGAGCGGTTTCGGAATGTTGTCAGCATCAACATCTTCGAGCCACTCCTTTGCTTCCGCCTCCGCCGCGCTTTGCGCAAAAGCGGGCAACAATTCAGCACGTACTTGTGGTGGCATATCCCTCGAGAAGAGGGGATCATCCACTGTCCTAGAGCCAACGCTCCGCATCCAGCCTGACGCTGTTGCGGGGCCGCTCCCCTTCCACTGTCCTCTTGGAAATTCTGGCGTAGCGAACGCAG